AAATATTTTAGAGTGAAAAAAGATTATTTTTTTAATTGAAAGGATTGTTATGAATGAAATTTATTTATTTGGTGAGAGAGCTAAACATATTCAAAAGCAAACAAGGGAGTTAAAAAAAGAACTTAAAGATTTTTTACATGGCAAAACCATTACAATTACTGATCCGCATTATAATGGTCAGCCGTACGGTAATAGCAAAAAACCATTGAAGGGTCACAGTTGGATTTATGATAAGGATAAAATCGGCACTGGAAATATTACTCTAAATGATGATGAAATTATTATTTGCCCACCGTTTGGGCAGTTATACATGAAGATAGAAGGATATTCAATAAGTGAAAACCCGGAGCAAATAAAAGATAAAAAAAGTTAATATTTTTGGTTGACATTGACAGAATTGGTGTAAGATAGTACAAAACTAACATTTAGGATTAATCGTATGGAAAAAGTAAAGAAAAAAGAAGAATTTAAAAAGGCTTTACGTATCGAAATTAACGATCAAGGCCTCTTGAATAGATTTAAGTCATGCTGTGCTGCTAGGGGCAAATCTATGAAAGAGGTGGTTACTCATTACTTAGAATCTTATGTGGCAGAAGATCCGCAAATTTTTGATGAATTGAATAAATAGTATGCAAATAACAAGAAGGTTAAGATTTAAAATACTAGACAGGGATAATTTTACCTGTCAATATTGCGGAAGAAAAGCTCCTGATGTCAAGATAGAGGTTGACCATGTTTTGCCACTATGTAAGGGGGGTGGCCATTCACCCAAAAACTTAAAAGCTTGTTGTTATGACTGTAATATAGGCAAATCCGGTACCTTTATTAGCCTAGTAAAAAAAACACCACAATATAAAAAACACTTGAAAAAACAAAAAAAGTCAGAGGAAGATACTTTAAGAATAATTCGCAAAATGGAAGCGGAAAGATTACTAAAAACAAACAAAACAAAAAAATAAAGAAAAATAAATGGGCAATGATGGCTTCTTTAAAGTTCATCGGAAAATTGACAAATCGGATATATGGATAACAAAACCATCTTGGTGGTTTAAGGTTTGGGCGTACATAATCAAAGAGGTTAATTTTGCGGAAAGCGGTAAATTTAAAAGAGGTCAGCAATTTTTTACTTTATCAAAAATACACACTGGCTGTTATCTTTCTAATGATAACGTAAAAGTAAAAACAGTAGACAATGTCATTCGGTGGTTAAAATCAAACGAAATGCTAACGACACAGAAAACGACACGCGGAATGATTATAACTATATGCAATTATAATACTTACCAAGATGTGGTTAGGCATGAAAACGACACGCCAAACGAGAATGGAACGAGAATGGAACGAGAATCTAACGACACTATAAGAGAAGAAGGGAAGAATGCAAAGAAGAAAGAAGAAGAGTTAATCGAGCAAAATGAAATTTACACACATTTTTTGAATCCTGAATTTAAAGAAAACTGGTTTGGATTTTGTGATCAAAGAAAAGAGAAAAAAAAGCCACTTACAGAATTGGCAAAAAAGAAAGCACTTAATTTGCTTCACAAATGGGATATCCAAAAGGCAATAGCTAGTTTGGAAAAAACTATTATTGGTGGTTATCAAGGAATATTTGAACCGGAAAAGAAAGAATTGACAAAACCCAAAAGTCAAAAAACAATTTTAGATGTGATAAGAGAAAATAACCAACCAAAGGAAGAATTTAGGGAGATTAAACAATGCTAAGTAGAGAAATTTTCGAAATAGGAATTGACGATTTACTATCTGTGCATAAGTTCAAACCACAGGGATGGGACGATAAAAAGTCAAAAGACTTATATTTTTCAAGATTACAGCACACTTTTCCGGATGATAATTCTTTTGGAATGGTCGTAATCGGCTTTTTAGAACATGATGCTTTCCCAACTATCAAAGATTTTATTGAGGCAGCACCGGCAAATGCGCCTCAAATCGAAAAAAACTGGCCCCTACTAGAGAATCCTGATCAGATCAATGAAACTGATAAGGAAAAACGAAAACGTGCTGCCAATGACCTTAATTTCGATTTACCGGCAGAAATCTGCAAATCTTTGGACGGTATGCCAAACGCTGAAAAGCCGATGGATTTAAATGACAAAAAGTCAATTACTATGTGGCTCGGTCATCAGTTGGGATATTCTTCATTTGCGAGTGTTTCCGGATCATTTGAGAAGGATGGAGCAATTGCGAAGTTGGCCCATTATTTTCAGATACCATACAGCTATGCAAAGAAGTGGGTTTATTTATCGCATAATGGTTATATCAGGAATAGATTTCAGTGAATGAATTTCCTGATATAAATGACAGGTTAAGGGCTGCTGTTCACAGTTTTAAAAGGGCAGCGTTTATTATAGGTGAAAATTTAAAGGAGGCTAAAATGTCAAAGAAATTAGAAGATGAAGTAAAAATACCGGCAGATGAACACGATTACCGGGGGACAATGGAAACTTTAGAACCATCAAAGCAGGATTATGTCGCTTTGGAAAAAAGTTTTGCAAGTTTATCAAACAATTATGAGGTTTTGGAAGGAAATTTGAAAGAGTTGAAAAAAGAACATAAGGGCCAAATTGACGTAATGAAAGAAATATATAGCAACCTTTATACTAAATGGCTTGAAGAAAAATGCAAGAGGCTTGAATATGAATCAAAGTATTTCAGAAATTAATGAAAAATTGAGGGTTGCCATTACTAGTAAAAGGGCAGCATTTATTATTGGTAAAAATTTACAGGAGGCTAAAAGAGTGGGAATGGCAGAAAGACCAAAAGCAAAAGGTGTTGATTGGTATCAAAGTGAAATTGAGTTGCTAAAAAAATGCAATAAGGAATTAAGCGAAGTAGAAAACAGCTATTTAGAGCAAATTAAAGGTTTAAAGGGTGATGTCAAAATGGCCGAAAAGCACTTTGATTTGCTTCAAAAATCCTATAAGGAAATTGAGTCTGAATTGGGTTTTGCAAATTCATCAATTGAAAAATTAAAAGATAAGTTGGAGGATTCTGAATATAAATGGCAAAGAACACACGACAAATTGAAAATTAAATATTTGGAAACAAAAGTAGAATTGCAGGATCGTCAATTATCTGATTGTTAACTAATTGTCATTATTTGAATAAATCGCCCAGTTGAATATAATATGCCCGTGTGTAATTAAGCATACCACATATTGAGGTGATAAATGAAATACTTATTGACAATATAAATCTAAACCCGTCTGCTTTTAGGTCGGGTCTAGCCTCCACGTCCTATAAAATAGAGTGGGCGGGTTTTTTTACAAAGGAAAAGAATATGGATATTACAATTTCAATGACTGAAAATGGTATGACAAATTCATTTCATGGACAAATCTTAAAAGGTGAAATACCATCAGTTCGAGATTTAGTAAAGAAAATTGAAGGTAAAGTTAATGTGATTGCCTTTGAAAAAACCGAAATTTTATCTGAGAAAACAGAAACACAAGTTATTGCAAAGGATTATAACGATGAAAAAAATATGGAAAATATTGAAACCGATATTGATACCCCTCCTGACGATGGGGATCAGTCTGATCTTGAAGTACAGGAATAATGGGAAAAAAGTTACTGCTTTACTTGAAAGTGGTAATGTTGTTCTTATGGAAATTAGTAAATTAAGATCGTTGATCAAAGACAATAAAATAAAAAGTGTTGATTTGATTGACTGCTTAGATCCGAATCGATTTAAACAGTTTATGGTCGGAGTGCAGGATAATCATAAAGTTTACAAGGATATTAAAAAAGATTTGAACGCTCTTTATGAGAAGCGCATAATTTCTAAAGTTCGTTAAAAGTCGCTTTGCTTTGCTTGTTTCCAAAGCGAAAAAATAGAAACAGGATTTAACCGGTGGAGCTTCATTTTGATTCTCCTAAAATTTAAATAACTTCCACCGGTTTTTTTTAACCAATCATTTTTGGAGGCTACCGCATGAAAATAATCTACAAGTATGAACTCAATAGTACCAATTGCCAAATCATACCGCTACCACAAGATGCTAAAATTCTAAGCATACAAAATCAAAGAAGAAATAATGATGAAGGTTTATGCCTTTGGGCTATTGTTGAGACTGACAACCCTCCCGAATTAATTGAAATTATCATTGAGGGTACTGGCGATATTCTTTTTTGGGATGTTGATACATTCAAATATACATTTATTTCTACTGTTCAAGTACAGAATGATCAATTTGTTTGGCACATATTTCTGAAAAGGAGAAAACTATGAAAAACATCACTGTACATGGTGTATACGAACCAATCAACGAAGCTGTTTACGACCACATCAAAAACCTTGAACGTCAAAAAGAAAATCTAAAAAGAGATGTTGAAGAATACAAAATCAATAATCACGATTTAAGACAGCGAAGCGAAATGAGGATGCGAGATCATCAGGTATCACCAAAAGAAATCAAATTAGGATTAACTGAAATCAAGAGTGTTATTGAGAATTTAGAATCAAATATTAAATATTGCATTGAGAATAACTTTTTTAAGGAAAAGGAAGATGACGGACGAGAAAAAGAAAATATCACTTGATCAAATAGCTAAAAATATTGCTAAAAGTATCAAAGATCAATCACGAATTGAAGAACAGAAAAGAGTTGAAAAGGCTTTTAAAGGTAAAAAGAAATTTTCTTTCAGTGACGTAACAAGAGTATGCGTTAAAGCGTTTTTAGCAGGCGCTCACGCTCAATATACAAGGCAGCAAAAGCAGGATGAACATGATCCAAAAGGTCGTCCCATACCGTTGTATAAAGAGGGAGAGGTTTATTCAATTGTAAATAAAATTATGGCAAAGGTATTAAATGGACATGAATCAGACAAGGGTTGAGTATTATGAGGAAACCATTATGGAAATGGTGGACGATAAAGCGTTTGATCGTGATGATATGGCAAAGTTTTATGCTTGGATGATTTTTGAACAACAGGTATTCAAAAGAAAAGTAAAAGCAAAAGAGGTTAACGATAAAATTCTTACACGATATAAAATTAGTGGACTGAATTATATAAAAGAAAAAGCATGGAAAATCTATGCTGAAATGAGGAAATAATGAAAGATAAACACGAGAACAAAATGCAAACGCCACCGGAAAATAAACAGATTAAATATGATAGCTGTTTTATTTGCGGTAAAAAATTATTAGGTGATCCTAAAATACAGGCATTTTGCTCTGATGTAAAATGTGATTTTAAAATGGTTCGTAATAAGCCGGTTATAAAAAAAGGCTGTAAAGATTGCGGTAATCCGATACGTGTGGAAATGAAATGATACAAAGATATGAAGTAAATAGTTGGTATGATGAAGATGCCGACGAACCCGAATTAAATAAAAATGCAAGGGGAAATATATGCAAATGGGTAGATGTTGAAAGGTTAGCAAAGATAGCTTTTAAAAATGGAATATTTGCGCTTGATATGGAGCGAGTTTGGAAGAATAAGTTTTTGGACGAATTGTATGAAAAGCAAAAAAAATATATAGAAAGCGATTTTAAAAATGGATACTGATTATAAACATCCTCAATACGTAACAGAGTGCCATTTATGCAAAAAGGTTGGATTGATTATTATGACTCTGTTTTGGAAACAGTGGAAAGATAACAGTGAATTACCTTTAGGCAGCGTAACACGAATATGCAAGACCTGTGGTGATAAAATGATTGAAAAATATGTGGATGATTATGTTAAAGAGAAATCAAGGGGTACAGGGATAGGCAGACCGAAAGGATTGTTGTGAGGGTTTATATTGAAGGATGCTTTAGAACGTCAGAGCATAATGGCAAGCTAAAAAAATTTAAGGCACCGCACAAAATCAATTATGGCAAGGATAAGCGGTTCAAATTCTTCGAGTGTGTGTTTTGTCGTAAGATGTATGACGAATTGAAAAAGGAATTAAGAAATGAAAATTGATTGTGATATATGTGATAAAAAAGATTTGAAGGGTGGTTATTTTATGGACGGCGTGAATTTTTGTAGTGTAGACTGTTGGGAGAAATATGTAGATTATATCGCTGTTAATGGTGATGGAAAGACACCACCGCCGAAAGGATTTATTAAATGACTAAAGCTCGTAGAGATATATTTGGATTGGCTGATGTTACTAATCATACGCCTATGCCAAAGGTAAAGCCTCCTAAGTTAGATGCTGATATTTCAGATAAAATTGCTTCTGTAATATTTGGATACGAAGAAAAAACAGGGAAAATGCCAACGGTTATTTTTATAGGGATTCGTGAAAAGATTGAAATGGAGCATTATAATTACGAGTTAATGGGAAAGTATGCTGTTAAAAATCCAACTACCTGCATGGGATTAAGGATTGTATTTGAAAAACTGGAATCATGTTTATTTGTTACAGGTGAAATGAAATGAGAAATATCGACATACCAAAATTAAGGCAGCAGTTTTATGATATGTATAAAGGTGCAGAAAACGCCAGCAAGGTTAAACCGTATCCACCTACATTTCCATTGCGTGCGCCTGTGGTTATTGTTAATGGCAAAAAGGGAACATTAATACCGGACTCGATTCTTGAAAAGGCTGCATTGGGAGATCCGGAGGCACTTGAATTTATTGGTGAACAATTAAAAGATGTAAGGAAACAAATTAATGATTAAATTTATTAAAGAAATTTATAGTGCTTTAAAATATGGCATATCACCCACGCCATATGATTTTTATCGTACAGTGCAACCGTTAGTTCAAATGCCACCTTGCAAACCTGCAAAAGAATTTAAGATGATAATTAGAACTAAAGAGCAATTGAGAGATTTTGTTCATGAAGCAAGAGTCGAGCATCCATTGTATTATGGCATGAGAGAAATATTTCCGAAAGATAAAAATCAATGCTGATATGTCCAATGTGTAGCCGTAAATGGCCTGATGGCCACACAAGACAAATTGAGGAATACAAAAACATTGTAAAGCATAACCGTTGCGGCACTTGCTTAAAGGATTTAACCGGTGAAGTATTGAGAGTAAAAACTTTTAATGAGGATCAAGTAATTGAATTTATCGTAGAGGGAATAAAGGAAGGAAAGAAAACTAACCACTGTCATTATCACGAATTTAAAAAAATGGCAAATAGAATTATAAGGAGGCAAAAGATATGATAAACTTTGAAGATAAACAGTACCCGGAAACGCATTTGCACATCCAAGAGGAAAACTTTTTGGCGGTAAAGGGTAAGCAGCTAAATTTTACAAATACGGCAAGCAATGGGCGTGGAAGGGATAGGAGTTATTCTTGTCAAATGAGATTAAACAGAGAGCAAGTCAAGGAGCTTATATTTATTTTAAATCATTGGGTGAAAACTTACTATGAAACACCCGATAAATATGAGGAAGGTGGTTCAGGAGCATGATTGAATTTTCAGAGTCAGAATTAGAAATTTTAATAAAGGAAATATTGAAAGACGTTGCTTCGAATATTGATAATGCTGTAGAACCAATGTTTTTAGAGGATAATGTTTTGGAAACCATTCAACGGTCAAGGTATCAATTTAAAAGAATAGAGGATATATTTGAAAACATTAGAGAAAGGAAAAAATAATATGAGTGAAGAAGAAATTATAAAAGCCGCTTTAATAGCGATAGAAAAAAAATGCAGTTATGATGAATTTTATTATTCAGATTATATGTACGGTCACGAAGAACAAACAGAAGATGTATTTGTTTATGTCCGAGAATGCGAGGAAATGGGAACAATAGATTTTGAAGAAAAATATAAAAAAGAATTAGGAGAATAATATGGCAACAAAATCAATACCACCGTTAAATTTAGGACAGGAGTCAATTAAAAAATGGATGATGGAACATGGATTTCGTGAGGCAAGGAATATTCAATTTGAATTTCCTCATAACGATTTATGTGTTATTAAGGTTGAATTAATTTGTACGAGAGAATCATTAATGGCTTTCAGCAATATGATGTGTGGTGGTGAGAAGGTTGAGGAAGTTAAGGAGATCAAAAAGATTGATCCGGATGAAAAGCGCGAGTCTGATGGTAGGCATTGTAATCTTTGTGGAAAAAAATTCGAGTCTGAAGCAGAAAAATATACTGAAAAAGGTGACGTTGGGATATATCATAAAAAATGTTTATACAAAAGACAATCGGTTGAGGATAAATAATAAATTAACAATTAACGGAGGCAATTAACATGGAGCAAGTAAAAGGTTGGTCGGCAGGTGATGGAGAAATATTTCAAACAAAAGAGCGTTGCATAGATCACGAAATCTATTTAAAATGCAAAGGATTGTTTGAAGTCCCACCAAAAGAAAAAAAAGGAATTTTAGAAGCAATAAAAGTTATTTTGGGAGTCAATAAGAATTTAAGGGCGAGGGGAAAAAATGATGGATGATGTAAAAACTTATGGAATAAAAGCAAAAGAATTAAGACCATGTGATTTTTGTGAAAAGCCATTGGGTGGCGTGTTTAAAGTGATCGAAATAAAACAGGCGATAGTAGATGCACAGGCTGCAAGGGCAACGATGGGATTGGCTATGATGTTGGGAAATCAACAATTAGCTGAAATTATGTCGCCTGATCCTGACATCGTAAAGGTGCTAGACGAGGAAAGTACGAATCATAGATTGTTTTGTTGCCAAAATTGTTATTGTGATAAATTTGCTTACAAGGGAGGTGAGGACGAATGAAATGGTTTCGAAAAAACCAATGATTTATGTTATATACTGTTTCGAAAAAGCCAATGATTGTCATTATGGCCAATCAACTGCAGGTTGAGTCGATTAAACCATAGGTTGATTGCATATAGTTAATCAACTAATGGTTGATTTAATACAACCACTGGTTTATTGACAGATTTTAAAACAGTGTAAAATGCAATTATATTGCTCTACACTGAACATCGTGATTTTAGCGCGTAGCGGTATATTCTAAAATCATCTTGGCCACGCCTGCGTTTAAAATTATGGACAAAACACCTGAAACAATGAGCCTTGCCATGAGGCGAAAAAATGAAAATATCAAGAAGAATACTGTTGCCTCACAAATCGTAAAGCCTTATCTTGAAGACCATGGATACACATTTGTAGAAGAAAAAGTGTGTGTTTATGGTAAAAACAAGGAATATTTATATCTTGCAGACTTTTACCTACCTAAGCCCTATCGCATGATTATTGAAGTCGATGGGCCATATCACAAAGAAATCAAGCAGATTATGATCGATGCTTATAAAAACAATTATTACACCAAAATAAGAAAATTCAGAGTTTTGAGGATAACTAACAATTGGGTTGAATGTTATCTGCATCAACTCCAATCCTGCATAGAAGACCTTAACGTAGAGCCTCGCGGGGCTATAACAAAACTTTCCTAAGCAAATACTTACCTAACACGATAAAACACGACAATAATTTTATACTTGATTTTCCACCATTCATCTGTAATAATACTACATATAGATAGTTCACATACAGAAAACTATATTAGATTTAGCATATCATGTAAAATACATTGAGAGGTGCAACTTGGCAAAACTGTCAGAAGATCGAAAACCTGTTTTCTTAGAGCTATTTACGAAAAATTTTGGCAATATTCAATTGACTTGTGATGCTTTCCATATTACTCGGCAATGCTTTTATCAGCACTATAAGGACGATGGTGACTTTAGAATCAGAGTTGACAATATCAGAGAGGGTATAATTGACTTTGCTGAGAGTGTATTACATAGAAAGATCAAAGAAGGGTCAACGCCTGAATTGCTGTTCTTCCTTAAATGTAGGGCCAAATCAAGAGGCTATGTTGAACGTACCGAAATTGATCACACCACGAAAGGCGAGCAGATTGGAATACCGAAACTAACCGTACCACAAATTAAAGAGATTTTAAAAAACGATGATTCAAGCGATCAGTAAAGAGTCAGTAAAATCCCGATTAGAAAAGGATATGTGCGAGCAGTCGTATTATGAGTTTTGTCGTTGTGCCTTTAAGCAGATTGAGTCTGAAACTGAATTCCTGTCTAATTGGCATATTAAATATATATGCGCCATTCTGCAGGTTGAAATACAAAGAATAGCTAAAGGATTGCCACGCAGGAAAGACATTATCATTAATGTACCTCCGCGGTCAATGAAATCATACATTGTCAGTGTCCTTCTGAATGCATGGGCATGGACTCGCTTTCCCCATTTAAAATTCATTACTACATCATACTCAGGCGAATTAGCCATAGATCAGGCTGTTATCACCCGTAGATTAATAGAAACTGAATGGTATCAGAATAAATGGCCTTTTGTGCAATTTGAGGAAGATGAGAACAGACGGGCAAAATTTGCTAATACCATGGGTGGCTTTAGAAAAAGCACCGGTACAGGTGGGAACGTAACCGGAACAGGTGGCGATATAATCATATGTGATGATCCTCAAGATCCTTTGGGTGCTGACAGTGAGGCAGACAGGAAAAGCACGCTTAATTGGTACAGGAGGACATTTTACAACCGGCTTAATAATAGTAAGGTCGGATTACGCATAATCATAATGCAACGACTCCACATGGAGGACGTTACCGGCTTCCTGCTTGATAACGGCGATTATAGGCATATCTGCATACCCGTAGAGGAAACAGGGGATATCAAACCGGCTATATTAAAGAAACAATATAAGGACGGGCTATTTTGGCCTGAGAAATTTGGCAGGAGGATGCTTGATGATTACAGAAGAGAATTGGGATCATATGGGTTTACGGGACAATATCTACAAAGGCCAGTACCCGAAGAAGGAGGCATATGGAAAATCGAATGGTGGCAATACTATGCCAAACTTCCGGAGGTGCAGCCATCTAATATCATTCAATCATGGGATACAGCATTTAAAAAAGGCGAGAACAACGACTATTCGGTCTGTTCAACATGGTATCAATTCGATGAAGATTTCTATTTAGTTGATATAACGAAAGAGCGATATGAATTTCCTGAATTGAAACGAATGGTCAAGTCATTATATGAGAAGTACAGGCCGTATAAGATTATCGTTGAAGATAAGGCAAGCGGTCAAAGTTTAATACAGGAGTTGAAAAGGGATGGTGCTTTGCCTGTATATCCTGTCAAAGTCGATCGAGATAAGATTGCAAGGGCCAATGCAGTATCACCAATCATAGAACAGGGAAGAGTTTATTTACCTGAAAGTGCCAGTTGGGTGTCGGAATTTATTAAAGAGACTAGTAATTTCCCGTTTGCACCGCATGACGACCAAGTTGATTCAGTGAGTCAAGGGCTTTCAGAATTGTTAAGTTTAGGTAGATCAGTAATCAGAATTGCAGGGATAAAAGATGTTTCAGACAATCAAGAACCAAATCCTAAGAGTATTGTTGAACGATCAGCAAAAAGCCACATTGACAGGCGGGGGTCTGTTCTCATCTAGCAGTATGATGTTCCCGGTTGGGCAGCCTATATGGTCACCGGATAATTACGTCAATCTTGCTAAAGAGGGCTATGCTAAAAACGTTCATGCTTACACGGCAATTAATATAGTTGCCAAAGCATTTTCATCGGCTAAGTGGGCTGCATTTGCAGAAGCAGGCGATGAAGAATTACAATTACTGGACAAAGATCATCCATTAAATAAATTGTTACGCCGACCTAATGAATTCATGGGTCAAGCGAAGTTCTTTGAAAATTTAATCGGATTTTTACTACTTGATGGGAATTCATACATTCATGCGCTTATGCCTGATCGTGTGGGTAGTTTCCCTCAAGAGTTAGTATTGCCAAGGCCGGACAGAATACGTATAGTAGCAGGTAGTCGTCAAGATCCTATAGGTGGTTGGGAGATTGGCGGCGAAGGTGGTGAAAAAGTAGAAAAGGAAGTTGTATTGCAATTCAAGACGTTCAACCCCCTACACGAATTTTACGGCTTATCGCCCATTCGGGTAGCTTCTCGATCTATTGATCAGAACAATGAGGCCAAAAAGTGGAACGTTTCTTTACTTCAAAATATGGCTGCGCCTCCTGCTGCTTTGCACATCAAAGAGCCGTTAACTAAAGAGCAGTTCGATGATATGAAGCGTAGGCTTGAGGAGGAGTACATGGGCAGCGTTGGAGCCGGTCGGCCTATCCTCACAATGGGTGATGCTACATGGCAGCAGTTTGGATTATCACCAGTCGATATGGCATGGTTAGATGCTGTCAAAATGAGCGCCGTTGACATATTCACTGTCTTTGGTGTACCACCGGAAATGGGAGGTGACGCTGAATCCAAAACGAGAGCCAATTTTAAGGAGGCAAGGAGCTTTTTTTGGGAAGACACGATAATTCCTTTATTGAATTGGATGCGTGGTGAATTAAACAATTGGTTAGTGCCTAAATTTGGTGAGAATATCTTTATTGATTATGATATATCAAAAGTACCGGCATTAAAACAGAATCAAGATAATTTATGGAAGCGGGTAAAAGAATCTGTCGATATGACGATAAGCGAAAAGAGACAGGCTAAAGGATTTGATGAGATTGACGGAGGTGACATTATAATTTTAAATACAACTCATATGCTGAAAGATGGAATAATTCAACCGATTGGGGGTGAGGTTGAGGAAGATGGATCAAGTCATAATTCAGATCATGAGGATGATAAATCAGATGTTATCAAAGGATGGATGAATCAGGTTAAAAGCGGTCAGGGATGCGTAATAAAAGTTGGGATGGATGGAA